CTTGTCCGGTGCTGCGTTCTCTCCAAACAAGGCAGACACATTCATCATTGCCTTTTCTTTCCTCTGTTTCTCTTTCTGATACTCGACCGCCTCGGTGCAGTTACATGTCATTGTTGCCTGTTCCTCTGCTTGTGCTGCTGTCAGTTTTTCATCTGCCTCAATCTGCGTCATCTGACCGCAGAATCTGCATTTTGCTGTTTTCACGATGTTTCCCATGTGCTTTCCTCTCTTTCCGGTCTCATGCGACCTCATGCAAAATTATTTTTCTGAATATGCTCTCGAATATTGGAACGGCGATGCTGTTTCCTGCTTGGTCGTATAATGCTTTGTAATACTTGCCGTTTCTTTCCTGTACTGCTTTCGCCCTGTCAAAATCCTCGTCCGTGTACCCCATCAATCGCCAACACTCACGCTCGGTCAAATAACGATAGCGTCCACCGCCTCGGTCAATGACTTGTGCAGGTGTCCGGTCTTGTCTTGTTGTGATTGTATATGCACAATCTGTGATAACCGTTGCCCTGCGGATGCCTTTTTCTCCGATACATGCAAGGACGGACGGTTGCGTCACATCGTAGACATCCGGAACACTTGCATCATCCTCAAGAAATTCCTGCAAATTTCGCATCGGTGTTCTTATAAGGTCATCGAACTCAAATCTTTCTCCATTCAGAACAGAAACCGTGAACACTCGCTCTCTTGCCTGTGGCAATCCGAACTCTCTTGCATCCAGTACCTCGAAATTATTCGTATATCCTAACCGCTCCATTTCAACCATGTATCTGTCAAAATTCGGTCTCATGTACTTTGATTTCACATTCTTCACATTTTCCCATATTACATAACGAGGTCGCCATTCGCCCATGTTCTCAATGATATGTATTGTCTCCCACATGAGGGAGGAACGTGTTCCGCTCCCCTCGTCTGAACCTTTTCCTCTGTTGATTCTGCCCTCGCCTGTGGCTTTTCCTTGATGTCCTGCAATGCTCATATCTTGACAGGGCGAACCGTGAATCAGAATGTCCGGTTTCAGATTCCATCCGACAACCGTTTGTGTTTTATATGCCAATTCCTCACGGAACATTGAATTGTACGAACGCACCGCCTTTTCATTGATTTCCACATAGTCGATTGCTTTCGTTGGAATGTTCAAATTTCTCAAGGCACATCGAGGCGACCCAATTCCTCCGAACAATTCAAGGATTTGTATTGTCTCGCCCATGTCCTGCTGCCTCCTCTCTTTTTGCAAGTTCTTCTTTTGCCAGTTCTATGAAATCTTTCAAATCTTTCAGTCTGCGGTTGTACTTCTCAAACGCTTTCCGTGCATTGTCGTACTGCCATTTCAGAAAAAGCCATTGTGTTGTTCCCTCTTTCTCTTTCAATTCTTTTTCTGCCTTTTCGATGGTCTCTTTCAAATCTCCGCTATACTTGAATGTTGTTCCGTTCTTTTTATGCACCGCTCTCATTCCTGCCATGTCTGCCCCTCCATTTCCTTGAGTAACTCATGCACAACGCATCTGTAATCTTGAGACACAATCCCACGCTTTGAAAATTTCGGGAGTGGTATCATTGCCGTTGTGGATTTCTCTGCGATGATAGAACGACGAATCGGTGTGACAAACATGTCAAATCCGGATTCTGCTTTCAACCACTCCTCGACCTCAAGAGATGTCTTGTTTTTCTGTCGCATCGTCATGAGTGCCTTGATTCTCAAGTCCGGATTGATGTCTCTCAAGTCCTCAATCTGCTCCTCAAGGTTCTGCAATGCCTCGATTTCATATCCCCCTACCTTTACCGGAGCAATAATGAGTTCTGCTGCAATCAGAATGTTAATGACTACCATGTCAAGCAATCGCCCGCAGTCACAAACACAATAATCATATGCACCGGAGACCTCCTCCAACGCCTCACGCAATCGTGTGACTTGATTGTCCTCTGACTTGAGTAGCAAATTCATGTCCGTTTTCATGAGATAGCCATTCGCCGGAATGATGTCAACGTGCGAATACTCTGTCGGGCGAATCAAGTCGCCTGTTTTATATGTACCTCCGACGCACTCATGTTTCTCAAGTAGTTCGCTCATGCCGATTCCGTCCGGTTCATATACTCCGAACGTCTTTGATGTATCTCCCTGCGGGTCTCCATCTAACACAAGCACTCTTTTTCCCTGTTCCTCGCCTAACATATAGGCGATTGAATCGGATGTTGTTGTTTTTCCGATTCCTCCTTTTGGTGACATTACTGCAATAATTTTCATGTCTTTTCCTCCTGTTATTGTCCTGTTATAGATAAATTGTGTAATACAGTTTCATTTGCAATTCTTGAAATCTAAAATCCGGCGTTTCGTCCGGTTTTAACGGTGACATGAGATTCAATTCTTTCCATTTGCGATGTGTAATTTCCGGAACTGCTCTGAATCTTATGACCTTGTCATTTTTGTATTGCTCATATAGTTTGCAATTTGTATGACCGACCTCCGGTGCAAATAATGCAAGATACCCGACAAATATTTCCTCGTCGCCTTTGAATATCCGGAGCATGTTTGCACTCTCCAATGTGTCAATCAATTCCTCAAGCGTCATGACCTGCCTCCTTTGACTTTTCCATCCTTGAGGATGCTGTTGTTCGGGATGCTCATTTTGTTGTTGAAATCCTCCTCCGGGCAATAACACAACGCAAGATTCAAATATTCCTCAATGACTTTGATTGCCTCCTCTGCTGAATAGCAGGTTGTGACAAAATGTCCTGCTGCTGCCATGTCTGCAAGGAACTCTTTTTGTGTGTCCTGCTGCCTGTTGTTGCCGTATTTCATTTCGATAAACAATCCGCAGTAAATCCCTTTTGGATATGGGAGGCACAAATCAGACACGCCCGCCTTGACACCCATCTGTTTGAATTTGACTGCCTCCTGCTTGTTTCTGCTGCCTCCGTTCGGTACATGGAACAACCACCTCAATTCCGGATAACGGTTCGCATTCCAATTCGCCCACGACACGACATTGATTTGCTCTGTGTCCTCACTTCTCATTGCGTATTTCATATTCATCTGCATTCACCTCTCTTTTGCATATTTCGTAATATTCACATGTCAGACATAAATGTCTGCAATCCTTGACTTTGAGCATATGTCTGAATCTCTCTGCGACTTCTCTCATTTTCACCTGTCCTGCTCCTCCATTTCTAAAACCATATAGGCATGAATAAAAATGGTTTTCTTTTTCCTGCCGAACTCGTCACGCCCTCCGGACTGCTCCTGCATCCCTGCGATGCTTTTCTTTGCCTCCCACCATCGGCGGGTCTTTCCCTCTCTCGGAATCGGCTTGAAATACACCTTGACCGTGCTTTTCGTGATTGCAAACTGTTCTCTGCTAATTTGCAGGATGTCATCGAATCCCGCTGCCTTGACTGCTGCCTCGGCTTTTCTGAAATATCTGTCTTTTGATTCCGGTTGCCAGTCAAAACTCATTTCCCGACCACCTCCTCAATCTCTTTCGTCCTCTGCATGATTGCACTGTTGTATGAATAGACATACACGCCATTGCTCCACAAATGTTCCCTCGCACCCTTTTCACCGTAGTTATACGCTGCAAGTGCATCCTGCACCGTGCCGTATTTCTTGAGCAGGTATGAGAGGAAATCAATCCCGACCCTCACATTTTGATATGGGTTCATGAGGTCGGTGCAGTTCAACCGTTTCATCCGGTCAGTGTGCCATTTCTCATATATCTGCATATATCCCTTTGACTGCCCGCCGTCTCCGACCTTGTCAAATTCATATCCGGATTCATGCTCAATGATTGCCAGTACAAGGGCATAGGGAATGTCATTTTGCTTGCATAGACATCTTGTGTATATCTGCATTTTTTCCGGGAAATAGCCTTTATCCGCATACTGTTCCGGTAACTTATAAAGCACGAATCCCTCAAGGTCATCGCTCCCCCAGTCCTCGGACATACCATCGAAAACCTTATATTTGCTTTCGGTCTCCTCTGCTGTCTGCACGATTGTTTCCGGATTCTGTACCACTTCTGCATGTGTCGTCTCCGGCTGCTCCTCCTCGGTCTGCTCCGGTTCTTTGATATTCACTATCATCAAGCACAACACCGTCATCAATACCGCAATCATTGTCAAATGGAACGCATCACGTCGTCCTGCATGTCTTGCCCGTCTTTTCACTTTGTAGCCTCCTTTTCCTCATTCGTGCATGTATATAAAACATGCAGTTAAAATCGTTATAGTACACATTTGCGTTCGTGAAATCCATGTCCGGATACCACTTTTTTAATATCTCCGGTATTGAATCCCTGTCTTTGACCATACCATCAACAAATGACCCTATTTTTTTATAGCTGCCTCCTGCTGCCGGACGCTTGGAGTGTACGACCTTGATTCGTGGGTCTCTCAATCCCTGTGAACTGTTCCATCTCTTTTCCGACGGAACACGGTTCTTTTCTTCAACGATGTAATTTGCCATACCGGACAAACCGTTTTCGTCTGTCTGCAACCTGCGAACCTCATTCCTGCTTGACTGTTTCCAACAGGATTCAACTGTCTCCATGTCTAAAGCACCATCCATGACAATGTGATGATGCCATCTGATTTCTGCATCCGGATTGTATGCGGTCACATAGATATATTTTGCATTCGGGAGACCTCTCTTTTTCCTCTGATAGTTGATGCGTCGGATGTACTTTTGCACATTCTTGATTGCTGCATCAACATCCCCGTCCGGCGGGAGATGTGCGTCATCATAGGTCAATGTCATCCAAATATCACGGTCACTGAAATTCTCGTTGATTAACCTCTCAACGTATTTCCTTGCGTTCTTGTCATTCAGATTCTTTTGAGCCTTGTTGTTGTCTTTCTTGATTGTCCTCCCCTCCGGAGGTACTTCATCCATGCTCCGGAACTGCGGATATATCTCAATTTCAAACTGGTCTCCTGCTGTTATCTCTTTTAAGGCATATATAACTTTCTTTCGATGTTGAAACAGGTTCTCAATGAACCATTCATGCATGTCCTCCATCGCTTTGTTATATGCTGCCTCATAATCATACGGGATATATTGCATCCCTCTTTTTCTTGCCATCTGACACAATCCTCCTGTTATGTTTTCGTAGACTTGTTATTATCTATTACAAGGACGATAAAAGTTCCGAAAACCCTTGATTTTATAGACCTTTTCGGTCTCTTTTCAAGTTGCTTTTTTGTGTCAGATTTGCTATAATATTTCTAGTGAATTTCAAGTCTGACACGACTTGCACCGGACATCTGCTCGCAACGGATGTCCTTTTTCTTTACTCAAAATCATAGTCGAATATTCTCTCGTCTCCGGAGAGAACAATGTCTCCGTGTTTTATGTATGCCTTGCATTTGAAAAATGTCTCTGAATGGTCGTGTGATTCCTCAACCTCCTTTTCATCAAGTTCCAACTCAATGACGCTCATTTGTCTCATTCCTCTAATCACAAGAAACTTGCAAGCGTCAATCGGGTCTTTGCACATATAGACAACGCCATCCCACGACTTTTTGAGAACGCCCTCGGCGTATATCTTCATCATTGTTTCTTTTGGTGCTGCATGATAAAATCTCATTTTCTCACTCCTTTGCTGTTGTCTTTTATACGGTCGCAACCGCAAGTTCTCTTTTCTTGTCGCATCTTCCTCCTCTGCTCTTATCACAAGGACGACCACTGCAATGGTTGTCCTTTTTCTTTTATTCCCAGTCAATTCCCACGTTTTTGAAATAGTCCTCTAATGTCATTTGATTCGGGTCGTCTCCTACCCACCATCTCATAACACTCTCGCCATCTCTCCACGAACCGTTATTTGTCAACCCTGCCTGTTCCCTTGCAATCACCATTTTGTCAAATGCTCTGACATACGCTGCTCGGTATTTTGGATATAAAAGAAAATCGTCTTTCATTCCTTTGAACCCTTGCAACGGGCATCCGATGCAGCCGATTCTCTTTTGTCCACACTGGTACAGTGGATTTGATTCACACCCGTAATAATGTAAAAATTCCCATACCTCGTCATCTTCCCAGTCTATAATTGGATTTACCATCGTCGAGGTTGTTCTGTAACACATTTCCACAAAACGCCTTGTTTCTGAATTGTCATTATTCATCACAATTCCACCTTTTCCCGTCTTTCTGAAATCAAGTTCGTTCTCTGTTGCTAATTTTTCCATTGTTTTTTCTTTTCCCAGTATTTTGACAACGCCTCCGTTGTCTCTGCGGTTTTTACTTTCTGCCCATCTAACGCCAGTTATTTTCACCCTGCCTTTACCGCCTTTTTCTTTTAGTTCCGCACAACAATATCTCGCAAGTCTTGTCGGTGGTATCTTTTTCTTGACTATCAACTGCCACATTGTCAGTTCCGGATGTTCAATGTTTTCTCTGCCTATCGTTTTTTGCACATAATGCACTGTTTCCGGTGCGTCAACCGTTGTCAAATTATGTTTTATATCAGTCTTTACCCCCGCAAGTTCTGCCAGTATGCGAATACAGTCGCTATCCTTTCCACCGCTGTAACACAGATAATACGGTTCGTCCTTTGGTTCAAACGCTTTCAAATATTCGATTGCACGTTTTTCCTTTTTTGCAATACTCATGTTTCCTCCTGTTCCGTTCCGACCGCTGCAACAGTCATCGTCTTTGCTTTCATGCTCCTGCTATGTACTGCCCCGCCATTATGACGGGGCGTTTTCATTAAACGGCTGCAACCGCCTCTTTCTGTTCCCATCTGCGACGCTCCTCTGCTTTTCCCGCTGCCTTACCCTCGGCATACGCAGACATCACCATAATGGTCATTGACTTCCCCTCAAGGTCGTCGATATTCATGAATTTTTCTGCCATGCTCTCAATTACTGCCTTTTTCTCGTTTCTCGTCATTTTTCAACACCTCCTCGGATTCGCTCAATCTCTTTTTCTATGTTCTTTCCGGAATAATCTGCAAGCAGTTTTTCCGAAATGTGATACGTCCAAATTGAGGACATCTGCACCGCCGTTCCAATCGGGAGTTTTCCCTGTTGCATTGCTACCCTCACGAATTGCGGTGACACATTGAGGATTGCTGCTGCCTCTGTCGGCAATATTCGTCCTATATTCATCTTGTTTCCTCCTGTTGGTGGTTCTCTCGGTCTTTTCATCCCGTCCACCTCTTTTCCGGCAATGTACACCGTGTTGATGCTTTTCACATTAAAAATCATCGAAAACCTGTTGACCATCCACGCACTTTGTAGCAGGTGCGACCGCTGCCATGTTTCCCACGGTATCGCTGCACGATGTCTTTCGGCTTGCCATCGTCAGAGTGTCGGTTGCCATCCGGACACTGACGGGGCGACTGCTGCCCCGTTTCGGCTTTGAGTTGTCTGCTTTTCGTCCTCGCAGTATAATGAATGTGCTACCATTTCAAAATGACAGGAGGTGAAAACCATGAATTATGAACTTTTCAAAACTCAACTCATTCGCTCTTTGCAGGATGCAGGTCATTCCGAATCGGAGATTGAGGAATTTCGGAAAATTCTCAATACTCCGACCGGAGAACTGATTGTCCGTGCTGCTTGGCTTGCTGCAAAGACGAAATAATTCTTTGTGGAGGAGTGCGTCACCACTTCTCCACTGTTTTTCTAATCTCTCCGATTGCCTTTTCAACAATCGAGGTGATTTCTTTTGTTTTTTCCGGAGATAGCATCGCATCTGTTTTCACTTCAACTCTCATGTTCTCCATGTACCCCTCACGCCGTTCAAAATTGATGCATCTTTCAATACTGCATCCACCGTATTCATTTCTTATTTCTGCCACTTTTTCGCCTCCTGTTTGTATCTTGTAAATACATCATAGTATTTTCAAAATACTTTGTCAACAGTTTTTTGTATCTTGAGTGTACTTTTTCTATTGATTTTCTTTTTTTGCTGTGCTATGCTACGAACATGGAGGTGATAAACATGACAGAAAACGAACGTGTCAGAGAATTGAGAAAAACTCTCGGTCTCACTCTTGAAAAATTTGGTGAACGTTTGGGCGTTAAAAAAAATGCTATTAGTGCAATAGAAAATGGTCGCAATTCTCTCACAGACCAAATGACAAAAGCAATCTGCCGTGAGTTTGGAGTTGATTATATATGGTTGACTACTGGTGAGGGCGAAATGTTCGTTGACACGGACGATGATTTCATCGAACGCATTGACCGCATCATGGCGGGTGAGGATGAGGCACGAAAAAACCTTTTCAAATTTATGCTTGAGTTGAGTGACGAGGACATCGCAGCTCTTGACCGCTTAATGAAAAAGGCGATTCGTTTCTCAAAAGGTGAGATTGATGAATAATGATTTGTATAATGTCCTTTTCAAACTGTTATCCCAGTCTGATGAATCAGACATCCGCATGGTCTGTTCTTCCTTGCTTGGTTATTTGGTTGGAAAAGGCAAAATTTCCGTTGATGAACTGGATGAATATATTTCAGTTATTAAAAAAGACTGACAGTCTTTCAACTGCCAGTCTCATGTGTGTATAGATACAACACGAATTTATATATCCTCTTGAGGATGCGTTCGCTGTGTATCTTTCCGACTATTTCGACAATAGCCTCTTTGTAATTCAAGGGAGACACCACCCCCTTTCCGAATTGCATTGTATCATATATTTCCATGATTGTGGAAATATCGAGGTTGATTTCCATAATCGTGGAAATCGTTCCTCCTGCTGCCGGAATCCCGCTGCAATGTGATAC